TAGGCTACCCAGGCATAACCGTCGAATCCCCAGGAAGTACCCCAAGAGTTCTTAACCAGCCAAGCACCCCGGACGTCATCATATCCTACGGCGCTCTGACAGTGGCCGCCCGCATAATCACCGTACTCAGGGGAGTAAACAGCTTCGGAATCAACATCAAAATAATCATCGTCGACATCCATAGCAAACTGAACTGCTTGCCCTGCCGCGATTGCTGCTTTTGCGGCTGCATCGGAAGTGATACGAGTAGCCGAGAGAATCTTAATCCTAGTATTGTTTGCACATGGTAAGGCATCGCCACCATAGGGCCAACAATCTTCTGTGCACACTCCGGTAGACTGAAGCCTTGCGTTTGCTTTCTCAAGCGTGGCTCCATTCGCGCAGGTGCCTATCGTGGCGAACAGGTCCGCCTCGGAGAGGTCGAGAACTTCTGTTTTGTTCTGGTCAGCGAACTTCTTTGTAGTCTCAAAGGTAGCGCACGAGCCAAACGCCACACATGAACCACAATCTCCCTGGTCCTTTATGGGGGTGGCATAATCTTTCAGAGTGAATGCTACCGGTGTAGCTCCGAACCTATGCCCTTTGATGTTCTTATCTGCGAGATCTTCTTTTGTGGTTCTTTTCAGATCATCAGTGATGATGAGTCCCAATCTACGGACTTTTCCGCTTCCTTTCTTTGGTTCTCCCAACATAATATTACCTCATTTATTTCACTTCTTTCTTGAACCATCTGGCTTTACAATAGTGTGGGCCAATTGCTTGTGATTAGCCCTCTCTGCGGCGGCCTGGCTTTTAAAGGTCTTGTCAGAACCGCCAGATTTACAGGTAGTTTTATCAGCCATTTTTTAGCCTCGAAAATTCTTTATGACTATGATATCAAATGGACTTTATCTAAGTATCGCCGCCAAATATCTGGAACTCTACGATGAACATGTAAGTGTTCATCTTATCATCCAACCCTAAAGATATCGGGCAATCCTGAGAGGCCCACACGCCCTGCCCTATTAGGTCTATTGCATTTAAAAAGTGGTCTCTGATGGCATCCGCTTTTGATGCGGCGACCGACATGGTTTGATTTAGCACGTAAATTTGAAGCTTTGGCCTGGCGGTAGATGATCCACCTGAAGCTATGATAGGCCCCTGCCCTGGTATGAGCCGAACGGCAATCTGATTCTTTTGGCTAGGATGGTACTGAAATTTGTAGAGGTCCGTGCCCAATGTGCCGTAACCTTCGTCCTCCAGCTCTTCTAGTACATCATCGATCAAAGATAAGATCGTCATTAGCCGAACGCCTCCTCAAAAGCGTCGGCCTCACATTGGGCTAATTGATCAGCGGTCTCCTCCGCCGCACGTTCGGACCAATGCGATTCACCGCCATGTGGGTGATTCAGGGTGTCATCAAAGTATTGCTTGCAAACATAAGCAAGTGGTCCATAAGTGAGACAGACATCATCACCCTCATCTTCTATATGGCCCGTTCCTACCATAGTCCCGGTCAGGACTGGGCATTTGGCGTCCGCTGCTGGTTGAAGTACCTCTTCGGCATAGGCTAACCGGGCTTGTTTATCTGCTTCTCGGGCCATCGCCATGATGCCAGCAACATCTATTTCGACTTCGGCCATTATGGAGCCTCGCAGATGTAGATGATATAAAGAGAATTGAATCTGTAGAGTCTACCATCTTCGGCTATCATTTCAAGGCAGCAATCTTCAATCTTGTTTATCGTGCCAGCTAAGCCGGATGAGCCGATAGATTTCAGGTAAATGCGATCTCCTGGTTCATATGCTTTTAGGATGGCCTGGCATTTGTTCATGGGACTATCTCCGCTTTACACGGATTATTTGGAGAGAAGTCGATTGCTGTTATCTTTTTTAATCTAATTAAACTCATGCCCTCGTTCCCCGTTTCACCCTCGATCACCAAATACTGATCATCGTAAGCAAAGAGATATCCCCTCCATTGGTCGTGGGTTCCGATTGTAACCGTGATCGGTAATCCCAACAAGGATTTTAAAAATTCTGTAGATATGCTCATGTGTAGATCGTTACTCCATAATCCCCATCCGACCCAACTCGCAGGATCTTTGGCGATTGACCGTTGAAGGTGATCTTATCCCTCGCCGATACCACGACATCACCATTTAGCTGAATCTGGGCGGTAGTTACTGCTTTCTCGCCCTCGGCTGTATTAATATTGAATACTTCGTATTGAATATCACAGGAGTAAAGTTTGCCTTCAGAAAAGATGTCATCCGCCCCATCATTATTGATAAAAGATTGAATCAGAACTTCGTCCTGCATGATCTCGCCGTCTCTAATCTCCTGAGCAAAGTCTGTCTCGAAATCATCTTGTCTTAAGGCCATTTAATGACCCTCCAATGGTATTGGCATTATTGCCGAGCTAAAGAAAGCCTGCCAGTTATCTCCTATGTGGGTTTCCAAAAGAATCTCAAAGTGGTTATCCATAAGACAATCATGAACCCAACACATACTTTCATAGGTCTCCTCGACATCTTTTTGAAGATCTAAGTTCCCCATCGAGACCTTATCGAACCAATCGGGCTGAGCATGAAACATCATGATTTGGGTTATAGCTGTATAGCCAACCGCGCCAGATCTCGCCACTCCTAGCGCGGTCAAGGCCATGATAGCTCGGTCTCCTGACCATGTTGTAGCCCCGCTGGGTAAGTCTCGGTATCCTGCACAGTTCCAATCTCTGCGGTCGTTGTATCAAAGGTGGGTTCAGCTTCTTTAGCCTCTAATTTCGCGGCTAGATCAATGAAGTGAGCATATAGGTCTGAATTGCTCTTCGAATTCTTGCCCCGGGTGTAGTTGACCTTTAGGGCGAACCTGGCAGCGAGCTTGCGACAACAAGCGGCGGCGGCCAACATGATAGGTTTATTGTTTGATAACTCTTGTAAAATCGATTCATCCGAGAGGAGCTGATAATCTTCGTCGATATCCTGCAACAAGTCACGGACCTTATCAAGGTCGGATGTTAGCTCTTCATCGAACGAGAATGACATATATTACCTCTATGGCACCGCTATTCTAGCCCACCAGCCCACGATTCCATCGGTTGATACCTGACACATTTGGGCTATGTCGCCTGGAACAGCTCCGACGCTTGCTAGATCAGTCGTATAGTAGTTCGATTGGGTCAATTTCAGGATTCCGTTGATCATCCATCGCATCGTATAGGGCCCGGCTGGAGGAGTACACCAGATATTAACACCATTGCAGCCTATACCACTCGGTTTATCAAGTCTTTGGATGGCGATCGGGTTGTTAGATCCAGACAATTCAACCCCCGGAAGTTTGCCAGCGCCTAATAGGTCAGCTACTACCTGGTTTACTTGGGGCCAGGTAATCCCAGGCAAGTCGCACCAATCGGCAATAAGGATTCGTATCTCGTCATCCGAGTAATTCCTTGCCGCATATCGTTGGATCTTTTCGGTTATTCCCATATCTTCTAAATAAGGACAAAGGTCGTCTCTGGCAATACGAATATCGGACATGATCTATTTCCTCCGCTATTGCATTTTTCTCATGGTCAGCTCGAAGGTGTAGCTCTGATCTGCCACTTGGTCACCGTCTGGCGTTATCACGAATTTTCCCCTGAAGTAGGGCCCACAAGGTCCAGCTCTTACACCTGCTGCCATAGCACAATCTTGCACAGGCCCCATAGCCACGGTAGGAGATACAAGAGCATTGGCGAAGGCATAGAACTTCTTGACGCCCCCATTGCCCAATACCTGAGTAAACCTTACCAGATCGGTAAAGACCGTTCCGTCTTGCGAATCTTGCACGTAAACATCAAGCAAATCGCCAGAATCAGCGGCTGCGGCGGTCACGTTGAGCATGAACATGAGGGCTTTGAAAGCCCCTTGTATGGTAGCGGTGGCTCCTATATCCGAGGCCGTCCTTGCTTGCGAAGCTAAAAGGGTTACGAGGCTAGACATGATCCAACCTCACCCGCTAATGAATCCGGCCCCGCCGACTGGGAAGTACTGGCCCACTATCAGGTAATCTGTCCCATCGCTGACTAGAGTTATCCCTCCGGCAGCATCAGTATTTTTTAGGCCCGTTACGGCTGCAATTCCCGAAGCTCCACCCAACTTGCCCGCCGTAGTCTTGATCCTGGCAAAGAATGCGCCTGGATCGGTCTTGATGGCCACATAATATAGGCGGCCTGAGACGGTTGCTGCATCAGGCAACGTCAAGGTGACATCAGCGCCGGAAGCGTCTATTTCGTACGTAGTCTTTGTCGAAGAGGCGGTAATTGTAGTATCTGCATTGATCACGGCATTGACCGAATACGCAACGGTTCCAGTATGGGAAACAGCCCCCGGTCCTAATGTGACCGCTCCGGTTGTCGTCTTGAAAATGCCAGAACCGCCGCTAAGATCAATTATACTTGTGCCAGAGGTTATACTAATCCCTTGGTTTGCAGGCAAGATGAATCCAGCATTGAACAACGGTCCAACAGTGAACGACTCTACCCCAGTTTGTGTTTGGGTACCATTATTCACAATTGAAGCAAAAGTTCCCGCTCCGGTCGTCCTGACGGTGGCCGATTTAACCGCATTCAGGTATTCGATACCGGTGGTTCCGTGAAGATCACCGGTTGAATTGGATAGATCGAAAGCTCCCGTTCCCACCGCCATCGTGAATGGCAGATTCGCGCCCATCATGGCCCAATGATTTATTGTTCCTGTGTTGGTGGTAGCTCCGCCTGTTACGGTGCCGGTAAATGTGGCCGAGCCTGTAATAGATGTAGCCCAGTTTATCAGGTTCGGATTCATGAGGTTGGTCGTAGCCATCGCTGGCATCATTCCAATTATCATGATAATAATAAGAGATACTAGAGCCAGCTTAGGCTTGCACCCCCCATTACCACCCTTACCGCCTTTCGGTTTAGGTGTACTTTTCTTTGCCATCTTCAACACCTCAATATAGGTAGTTTGCCGTGATTCCACCGGCTGAATAGCTTTCGGAAGGCGTTATGACCTGGCCGGAAAGCGAATAGCCTCCCTGGGTAGCCCCGTTCAATAGCCGCGCCGGGCCTCCAAAGACCTCAACGCTATCAGCCACCGGGATGTGAGCTAAGGTAAAGGTGACGGAAGATCCCGCCACCACCTCCCCTGTTATCTGCCGCATCCCTCTTCTGTTGCCTATTACCATGTGGCCCACCTACGTTGTGTCGATCTCAACGACACCCTCATTGTCACGGATAGCCATTCCCACCCATTCGTAGATCTCGACCGAGTAGTTACCTATGGGCTTGAGGCCGTACCTGTCATCGATGAAGATGGCTTTGGTCTCGACCATCTTGGCGAACTCGGGGTTCTTGCTGGTCATCAGATAGACATATGATGTCGATATCTGGTCGTTGACCATACAGAAGTTGTTCTTAGCTGCACCTTTCGGCCTACCGAGAAGTTGGGCCACGGAATCAGCCACGCTATCCCCTATGGTGCTGTTGGGGTCCTGCTGATCCAGGGCATCAAGGGTCTCGGAATTTCCCACCAGCCAAAGCCTGTCCTGGGCGTTTCTGAACTTCGATCTGAGTTTTCCCCGAGCGTTCAGGATATCCTGGCGGATGTCTCGGCCTGGGTCAGTGAGCCATGCGCCGTTATTGGCGGTATCGACACCGTTAGACGCCGCGGCGGTTATCTTGCCGTTTGCGTTGGCTCTCGCGGCGGTCTCGAAGCCATCTATCCCGATCTTTGCCACACCCTTGTAGAATGTGTAGTCTTCCCCTCGGAAGATCTTAGCGGTTATGCCCTGGATGAGATCAGACTGCATAGCCGGGTACTTGTTCACGTCATTCTCGTTCAGGTCGAACCCGTCACCGTAGGAGAACACCCGTGCCCTGATCTCGTCAGCTCCAATGGAGGTATGCAATCCGGGTGTGTTCTTAGGTCCGGGTACTACGGTATTTGTCGAGAGGTCAATACGTCCAACGGGGAACTCCTCGACTCCGGCGTCCATTGGGGTGGTATCTAATAACCTCCGGGCCATCTGGTTATCTATGTTGGCATCGAGCCAAAGCGTGATAAACTCGTAGTAGGCCGCCTTGGTCTCGGGTGTGAGAATCCCTTGGAAATTTAGAGTATCTGCGGGCATTTTAGATCACCTGCCTCATGAGGCATTGGTATATCTTACTGTACTTGTCATTGCTGACATCTCCTAGAGCCACGGTTGACGGAAACAGCAACGTTATGAGGGTCGCCGTGAGGTCATATACGGCATTGACCTGGACATTGCCGTTATCATCCTCCAGAAGGATGAGGTCTCCCTTTGTCAAACCCATCGTGGCGGTTTCGCCTGATGTGGTCGTGATCGTCTCGTCACCTATCGCCACGGTCGAAGCTGGGTGCTTAGCCCCTTTCATGGTCACACTTTCAAGAGCCATAGCAAGCGAAGCATCAGTATAGGTCTTGCCTGCCTGAGATCCTGCTTCCTCAAGGATACCATGCGCTCCTGCGCCTGCGCCAGATCCCAAATCAGCGGGTTCCAGGTAATCGCCAAAGTCTATGTTGGCATCGGATGTATTGTTTGGCGTTACCAGGCCGATTGCCTCGCCTCTCCAAACCGGAACCGGGTCCTTGTAGCCCCAGAAACCATCATAGGCTCCTTTGGGAAAAAGGTCTACTCTTCTACCTGCCCAGCCAAACATATAGGCGGCTGCGGTAGGCATGGCTTGAACGGTTTCGGCTAGTTTGGTGAAGGTTACGCCCACCAGAGCGGCGCCGAAGGCCACTTTCTGACCACTTGGGATGGCAAAGTTTCCTGGTATCGGGATACTGTTTGCCGTCCTTACTTCTCTATTAACTCCCATGTTTTCCACTCCTTTTAGGCCTTAGCCTTCTGTCCCGCCGTGCGCAGTCGATCTACCATCTTCTGCCTGGCGTCGCCGTCCGGCGTTCCGACTGCGGGCGTGTTGATCTGGCCCACCAGAGCAGAGTTCATCTGCTTTGTGATCTGCCTTATCTCGGGATGCTCATCGAGATACAGGCTCTCTCCCACTGTCTTGGCCTGGGTCCAATGCTCATCTATCTTAGCTGCATTGGCGGCGTTAAGTTGCTTCTTGAAGGCTCCTTTGCGCCTGTCATCCAGGACTTTAGCCTCGGCTTCCTGCCGCTTGGTGTCCGACTCATTCAATACCTTGGCGGTTCCCTCGACCTTACCAAGGCGCTCATCCACTTTTGCCACGGTATCGAGAACTGGCTTAAGGATTGCCCCTATAGCTTCCTCGACAACCTTCTTTATATCCGGCTGTGCCGGAACTTGCTCACCTGCCATGTTATCACTTCCATTCAACAAAATGCCACACCTGGGCGGCTCGCAGGCCGCGCCGTTAAGAGCTTCTGCATAATTATATGGAACATAATTATCCTCTATGCGTTTATATTCCTTTCCTTCATAAACTCCGGGCGTATAGTCCATGTCGGCCCTATATTCCAAGCTACCGGGAATTGGTTCGTTGTTCAGGAACTTAGTTAATTTTTCTGGGGTGAGCGTTTCGGTGAAATACTGGCTGATGCCTCTAACATCTTTCTTCGCTTCTCTCGCGTGAACATCCCAAAGCTTGCCCACTCTCGGAGTCCAGGGCATGACTTCGGCATCGCCTCCCGGAACTGCTACATGTTCGGGCGTTATGGGTATGCCGTTAAGCCAATGTGCCGTATTCTTGAAGTTTTTGAAGAGCTTCAAGGTGGGTATGCCATCAGTCCCGGTAAAGACTCCTTCAGCTAGTGGAATAGTTTCTAGCTCTACTTTGTCTATGTTGTGCTCCTTCAAGAACTGTAAAGCTTCCTCGCCTGTTTTAATGTCGGCAGGGAATTGCGGGTAGACGATCTTGCCCGTTGCGCTTGCACTGGCGTTTGATGTTCTGGCGTTCAAGTGTTTATCCACGAAGTCGGCCATATCTTTGCCCATCTCGGCCTTTCCGAACTCGCGCCTGAAGATCCTGACCATCCGGGCTTGAATAGCTCTGTTGACCATGCCTGTGTGAGCGCCTGATGCAGCTCCGAAAGCTGCCTGTAGACCCTCTTTGATATAGGTAGGCTTATCGCCTGCCATGTCGCCGAGCGGATAAGAATAATCGTCCTTGTTCTGACCATCGCCTAGTGCTACATGCCCAAACCAAGGGGCAGCACCTTTCTTGCTTATCTTAGCGTCTGCATTGGTGAAGTGCGCTAGAACACGATTCTTTGCCTGGTCGCCATTCCAAGAGGCATTTAATACTTTCACGGTGCTCGCTTGGTTGTGTTGCTTGGGATTGCCAAAGGCATCTTCGCATTGACATCCTACGTGGGCATTAGCCACGTTTTCTCCATTCGAATAATCTTCATCTATTCCCACACTCTCACCGTCCATCGCTTCACACTCCGGGCAAACATTATCGCCGCCAGCTATCCAGGTCTTAGTTTCCATACCGCCCGATAGAGCATCAACTTTATTTGCCTCAAGTCCTGCTAAGTGGGTCTCGTTATCATAAATCACCGAAAGACGCTCTTCGCTGAAATTTGGGTCTTTGATAGCGGCAATAAAATCTTTTTTTGACCCCCAGTTATCGATTAATGCCGGTCGAATTGTTTTAACTTCGCTACTCGTCATACCCTTTAAGCCATTAGCCTTGAATACGTTTAGAGCGCCTTCGGGAAGTTTCACTTTTTCCCTTTGGTTTTGTTCGCTTTCGCCTCGCATTTTACCATAGCAGTAAACTTTGCTCTTGCCGCGACTTGTTTAGCCGATGGTTGTTTTGCCATGTATCCTCACACCTCTCTATCTTCTTTTATTATTATTGCCATTATAATCATAATCACGGTAATGGAGGCCCCCGGTTCAAAAATCCTGACCCTCTCAGGACAACATAAGCAATAGCTAACAGCACTATCACGAATAATAGCGTTAAGAAATCCATTTAAGCCACCACACCCGGCGCAGTTTTCGCGTGCAGCAATCGGTATTCATCATATAGATCTTCCAGCGTTTCGCCCGTATAGCCCGGTGGCACATTCGCTCTATGGGGCAGTTCGTCCAACCCCTGCGCCTTACGAGCCTGATTTATTGTCATGATGCCTTGGAGCTGATTTGCCCTGATGCTGCTTTGTTCGGCCTGTACGTCTTCGGGCACTATCGAGGCCCATTTAGCGGTCACCTCCCAATCGGTAAAGCCGTTCAGGTCTGCCAGAATCGTAGTATAGAACTTCTCAAGGCCACCAACGCACAGTTTACGCTTGCTGTTCGTGAGAAGCACGAACAGCTCTAGGACAGCACCGCCCGAACTGGAAAGTTTGGCACCTCCAAGGGTATCGAGCATCTTCGAGGGCATTATAGATTGTAATATACACCGCTCAATATACTGCTCCACCTCTTGTGGTTTGTTCATCATGTTGACAGGCGGATACGAAAGGTTGCTGCCAGGCGGGAGGTTCTGCCGGTTGCCTGCGCTCTGGAGGGCTACCAATTGGTCCAGATAGTCCCAAATCATGGGGGGCAAACCGTTCTTTAGAGCTGGCTTACCCTTGCCTGATGCATGTTCTGCCCACCAATTCATAGCTTCTACTGATGTCGTTATGACGGCGTTGGGTTCTCCTAGTCTATGTTGGCTCAAACCCAGCGAGCGTCTGCATATGTTCCAGAAGTAGATAGTAGGCAGGATGGCGCCTAATATGGATTCGTTACCAGGAAGTTCATAAGTGCATTGTAATATCTGCTCGGCGGGAATCTCGACAGGTTCGCCGCTCTTGGTCTGTTTCTGGAAATATCTTTGAACCTTAGCGGTCTTGTCGAAGACTAGGCCCCTCAAAAGGGGATCTCTAAAATAAAGATCCTGGTCTGTCATGCTTGAGGGGTTCTGCGCGAAACTCTCAGCTGCAAGATGAATGAAAGCGCCGGGCACATTCCGGCCCTGGTCATTTATGATATTATAATTGAAAAGCGAGTGCCTGAAACCTATGGTATCGTAAAGAACCCATCGAGCCTTATCTAGCGGGTCCACGACTTTATTTATAGCTCTTATTATTGCTTCTGCCTCTTGGACCTGCTGGTCGCTCGGTTTTTCGCCCTTTGGAGCATGGGCTATCATTTCGACGTCTGGTAATGCGGCTTCAGCAAACGGCACCAGAGTTTGAAGCACAGGGGGCACAGAAAAGGCCGCGACTATCGAGCTGGCATTCGTGGCTTTGGCATTGTAGGAAAATTGAGGGACGGAATTGAAAGGCTGAGAAGCCACGACAGGATAAGGTGATCCAACTACGTCATAATTGGCTTTGGGCAGCGCGGGCGCGGCAGCGTTCATCTGTCTGGGTGGTGGTCTCCTACTTCTCTTCGACATTCGGCCTCAAAAGTATCTTTAGGGGTAATTGATACCTCCTGGTTTATTTATTTATCTATATAACTTATAAAAAAGGTTAGATAAGTCGAACGGGAATTGTGAAAAAGTATCCTGACGGGCCATAGTCACCTTTTACCGTATCAAATAGACTTTGAGCGTACTTGGTCCTAATAGTGCTTATCGATATCTGCTGAACAGGACAGTTCGTAAGAATAGCCTTCAGGAAGCGTTGCCTTCACCGCTCGCTTTCTGAGGGCCTTGGGAAATTTCTTGTGTGTCTTTGGTCTAATTGTTATCACCAACTTGATTAATATTGCCCATATTGCCCACCCACCACCGGAGCACTGCCTACGATTTCATAAACAGGCTGTTCATCAGGATGTGCGAAGGTCAACATAACTGCATCGCCTCTATCGGGGCTTCGTTTGAGCCTTTTTTTTGTATCTTCTTTGGGCTCGATCTGTATTTGCCCTCTTGGATTATATTTGAACGTCGGTGCTGCCAGATCCGCCAAAAGTTCATCATCGGGTGGTAATAGCAGCGGTTCTGGGTTCTTAGGATCTAGCGCTTCACGAAGGGTCCACCATAGTTCTGCCCTAAGATTTGCGTAAAGCCGGTTGCCTTTCTCATCTACGATGCCCGAAGGCTCAGCCACATTTACACCATGAACGGGCAAGTCATTTGACTTTAAGATATCAACCACACCCGCCCCTAAACCTATCGAGTCTACATTTATGAGGTCTGGTTTGTGGATTCTCGCGAGTTCCTGAATTCTGCCCGCCACTTCGACGTTATCTAGCTTCTCCATTGTGATAAGTTCAAGGATTCGATTATTATCGCGAATCGCTACTACACTTAAATCGTCTCCGAAGCGAGCAATATCTGCCCCCATTACTAAAGCCATAGAATCACTTTAAACCTTTTTGAGTATAATAAGCTGTTAATTAGCTCAATCCAGTAACCTTTGTTATAATTAGTTTTAGTATGGCACGAACCACATAGCGGAACTAATGCCCACTTCTTCCCATTGCAGCCCTGCTCACGGTCATAATCAACATGGTGAACATGTAACTTTCTCTTGAGTTCTGATTCGGGCCTCTCACATATCAAGCATCCCCTATTAAATTCATCTCTAATTGAGTCCTTGAGCGTCCTATTGAATTTTGGGCAGTAAGGGGTGAAAGATGTCCCACCATTCCAATTAGGGTTTTCTTCTCCAACCATTTTACCTTTTTTTGATGCAATCATTTTGTCCCTCGTCTCTGGGTTCTTCATGGGGTTGTTTTCGAGATTTCTCTTCCTCAAGACGATGTTCTGTTTTCCATGACCTTTATTTGCCTTTCCAAACTGATTCCCGACCAGTTGCTTTGCATATTTGGCTATAGAAGGAGAATCCTCTTTGGTCAACCCTTTATTCCAAGCTATCACACCTTTATGATTTCGGCTCATTCTTTCTCGGACTTCTTGAGAATTGGTATGTCCATAATTGGGATTTCCTGAACCTATCCAACTCAGATTTCGGCATTTTGCAGAACAGTAAACCCTTTCACTTTTGTTTCTACGCATCTCAGATTCATATCGCTCGAATTCTGTACCACATTGAAAGCAAATAAATTTAGCTTTCATTTTTTCGTTCTCCGTTCCTTGTTCCAATAGCGTGACTTGCATTTTGGATTTGGGCATATATCGGGCAACTTATCGCTGCGGGGGTGCCACTTATGACCACAGCGTTTACACTCTAAAGTTGGTAGATCCATACTTATAAGTAACTACTCAATGGTATTTAATGGTTGTGTTTCTTGCCACAAATTCATAGATTTTTCTATCCAAGAGAGTGGGACGACTTGGTTCTCTCCTTTCTCCGCAAAGTCGCCAACAACACGTGCCGCATATGCCGGATGTCCTGGGCCCCATCGAACATATTTGTCATATGCCCAGGCAGGAGTGATAAGATAAGGTGCCGGAAGTGGCCCTGTTATCTTTTCTTCCCACGTACCCTTTTTGAAATCTTCCTCGGTGATACCAAAGGTCGTAAAGTTGGGAGTGTCAAAGGCTGAGGTATGACCTACATACCATCCAGACTCTCTAAAGGCTCGATAGAATGTGCCGCCTATGTTTGTTGGGTTGCCTATTAAGATTAGCCTGCAATGCTCTGAGGTTAAGACGCCCTCGATAGCCTCAAATATATCCTCACCAACTCCCGCCGCCTCATCCACAACTACTAAAAGATGTTCGGCGTGATATCCTTGGAATCGGTCGGGCATATTTGTTGATAAACCGATAGCAGCCCACTCAACACCGTCTAAGGAAAGTTGGCAAGATTTGGGCGCAATCTGCCCACCGAGATCAATATTAGAATTATTATATGCAGACCGTATTTCTTTCCAAATCAGGTCTTCTACCTGACGCCATGTCGGAGCTGTTGTAAGTACAATTGAGTAAGGAAAACTATACAAAAAGGTGAGTACAAGCCTAGCACAAATATACGTTTTGCCAATACCGTGTGAAGATCTCCACGCCGTTCTAGGATTATCTTTAACCGCAAGTATGATTTCTTCCTGATCTTTCCACAGAGGAGAGCCTAGCAGATCGCGTATGACTCCTAGCGGGTCCTGCTGCATGGCTTCGATGGCCTGTTGCTCTTCGCGGTCCTGCTTGGATTGGCGCTTTTTGGGCATGGTATTTTACACTTAGCAAATCTATTCTTATAGTCTATATGATTATATCGAGCATTTTATGTGATGCTTCTGACTCAAATTAGAAAAAGATTTCTTTTTGTTGAGTTCTTCTTCTGCTCGCCGTTCTTCAATCAGCGCCTCAAGTAGCAGGCTGTAGTTTATGACATCTGTAATCTTCTCGCTCAGTAGCTTAGGCTCCGGCACTTTGCTATGATGCTCAATTGCATTGATTATATCTACCACAGAAACGATATGCTTGGCCCACATGCCCAACAAAGCAGTCTCGGGCTCGATGTCCTGCAATGCAGCAGCCACCTTGAAGTTGTGCAGGCGGTCGCTTGTGGCGTATTCAGCGGCCTTGATCTGCAATGTTCTACCGCAGAATCCTAGCCTGGCATCAACCAGCTTATCAAAGTCTTCAGCTTTCATTTTGATCCCTCCAGCGTCGCATATCTCCATAGGACGATATCAACCACAGGAACGCTATCGCCCGTCAGTTCCGAAATATGGCTACAGAAGGCTTGCACATCCTCGTATCCCTCGCCCTCGGCGATCCTCACGAGATGGCGGTCTGGTTTAGCCACAGGTAGGCCGATATTCTTGGCGAGATGGTAGCAGGTTATGGGGCCGATGAAAGAGAACTCCCGCAAGACACCGAGCGGATCTTTTGAGCCTTGGAGCCTTTTTTTGATATGAAACCAGCCATTGCCCTTGACCTTCCAGGCACCGGCTATTATGGCCCCAATCTTGCGTTTATTGTTGAAAGCCTTAAGAGCTTCAGCTTTACATTCTGTCTCATGCTCTGTTATGGCCTCGGCAGATCCGAAATCTAAGAACGCTGCTGTAATCCGTGGGAATACTTGCCTTATGATCTTCTCTTTCATGCCGGATGCTAGGATAACCCAGGCAAGCTCTCTTAAGAAATCCTGCTCGGTCACTTTATCAAGCCTAATATTCTCCTGCCATTCGATCTCTTTTGCGTATCCGGCCTTTATTACTCGGCATTTCGCAAAGCGATACATAAAAGCTAGAGTTTCGTCGCTCATTGTTTCACCATCGCCTCGGCCCTCTGTGCCCTCTCTTTCCATGTCATGATCTCAGCATAGTTGCATAGGATCAGCTCTAACAGATCATCCCAGGCTAACGTGACCAACGCGGCCTCTCGGCTCTTCCTGTGAACCACCACAGCATATTGAGTGCCCGGGCAATTGTACGAAGCCTGCTGCATGGCCCCGGAAAGCTGCAATCTCTCTGTCCTCTTGCACTCTATCGCCAACGGCAAGACCCCACTTGCTGCTTTGCTTAGTAGAATATCAACCCCCAGGTCGCCCATTGCTCGGCAAGTCACATCCTGCGCTGAGAGCTGCGGGAAAGATTTCAAGATACTGTCGCGGATCTCGTTTTCGAAAGCACGACCTTTATCCTTAACGCCACGCCCCGTGGTTCGTTTTAGAGTCTTCTTCCTAACATACGCCGAACAAGAGTCGTTTGGGTTATCCATCGAATTATACAAGCACCCCGGAAACGCGCTACAGGATCGGCAATGATTGAGTTTCATTTGTGCCTATTGTCCACAGCATTATTCCCCTTCTTTTCTTTCTCTTCGTCTTTCCGGTCCTGTTTAGCTTTGGCGATCTTCTGGTAGAGTGATGCTCTCATTTTAGCCCCATCTCTTTTAATACGGCCTCGTAGTCGTAAAGTTCATGGCTGCAATCGATGGCTCGCATGACGCCGAGCCTGGCCCTAACCTCTGCCGTCTGCTTCTCAGTTTCGATCATGCTTCTTGGCCTAATGGTATCGACTCCAGTTCTTCTCGATGCCTTTCATAGTCGCCCCTCAGATTATTCGCTATAAAGCTCGCATATGCCAGTACCACAGCCGGAGAAGATGGCTCCTTTTCTCCTGTTATCCAAAGAATCGATTTACCATTTCCGATTTCTGTATGTGCAAATTTGTTCCTGAACTGCGGCCCCATGTTCTTTACTAAGAAATTTCCGCTATCTAGCGGTAATATGATTTGCCCAATTTCTAAACTTTTTATCATATCCTACAGCTCCAAATCCTCAATCTCTCTTATCTCCGTGGCTCGATTTATCGCTATCGAGAACCGCCTTTGATACTCGTTGGTGACTACGCTCTTGAGCAGATAGCTCTTACCCTCTTTGAGCGGCAAGCCTTTCTTAGTTGGACTACCCAGAGGCTCAACGCTGCCCTTTCGCCATACCACAAATTCCAGATCGTCGGTCTGGTCTTCCACAGTGCCCTTCTTTCACCTTCACTTTTTCAGCTTTGCCCAAAACCACGAAGTAGATCCTCTTATTCTTCCCTGCTACTATCAAACGATGAAAATGATGAGATACTGACTTTGGATAAGCGGGCGTGATGTAGCCTTGATTCTTCAGCTCATCTAAGATAGCTAGGTCCATATGCTCCGACCGGGCCACCTTGCCTATAACTTTGCCCTGGAAGCTCGGGCCGTTGGTCCATTTGACCTGATCGCCTATGTTGAATAGATTCAAACTCCTTAAGTCAGTTCTCATACAAACCCATGAAACCAGTTTTGCTTATAATCGCATCCAGCAACCGGACAAATCCAACCTTTCTCTGTAGCTATCAAAGAATGATCTGAGTGAAATTCACAAGTATAAGGATGTCTATCTGTTCTTTTTTGTTCTTTGTTTAATCGATCTATGGTATCCTTGTCCCAAGGAGTTTTAATCATAACTTTACCTCCGTCTTGAACTTCTCTCGTGCTCTCAAGAGCCGCAGCCTCCGGGCCTCGACCTGTTCAGGGTCCGACAACTTGCCCTTTGTCAGATCTACGCTACAAACGCCGTCCTTACACTCGCTCATATTCAATCCTCGGATTCAAGACAGAGCCTCAAAGCTCGAACATAAGCCCTATGTTTTAGCCAGCGAGTCAGGTCTTTGTACTGCCCTGTCGCTTGGTATCTTTCCCAGAAGCAGCCCGTTCTTTTTTCGTGAATAATCATTCCGGCGCTCCCTCCATCTCTTTCCTTAGATTCTCTATGCGCTTCTGGTGGGCGGCTATATCCTCAGCATTTCGCCTCGGGCCTCGCTTCTTTGCTCTTGTAAGCCTTTGCTGTTCTAGGTAGATTTCGTTACCTATGTCGGTCTTGGTGCGCGGCATATCATACCTTCTTCACAGCCCATCGAGTCACGGTTTCCTCAGCTACGCGCTCAAATTTGGTTCCATGTACGATAAGTCGCGGCTCATATCCGATCTCATTTATGCACTTCACCAATTCGGCCTCTGTCAAGAACTCTTTAATTTCCCAGATCCAATCACGTTCATAGAATACTGCATAATACTTCTCTGGTTCTGCCATATTATTTACCTCCAAACAAAATCTCAGCCATCTTGCACGACTCGGTTTCTGAAAGCCTCACAAGCACTTGGGCCGCCTGGCCTTTGCGTTTCTTGTAATAATCCCTGTTGTGTTTCCT